CCAGCAGATAGCCAGGGTACCGCCCTTTGAGCATTCGTTCAACTATAATGTATCACTTTCAATACAAAAAGTCAAGCGGAAAGGAGTTCACATGAAGGTAAAAGTTATCGATAGATACGTGGACCGTGAGACGCACGAATTGTGCGATTTGGGCGAGGTTCGTGAGTATTCCAAAGAAAGAGCCGAAGAGCTTATAAACGGCGGTTATGTGGTCAAATACAAGGCCACAGAGAAAACTAAATAGTATACGTTAGGCGCTGAAAGGCGTCTTTTTTATTGGAACGCCATGGGCATTGAACGTGGTGGGCCGAAAGGAGGAACAAATGAATTATAAGTATTTTCGCATGATGTCTGAAGACGATGGAATGAACGGTGGGGGCAGTGAACCCAACGGAGAACCCAACGAGGGAGGACAGGAACCAAAGAGCTTTGATGATCTTCTGAAAGAGAGCGACTATCAGTCAGAGTTCGACAGAAGAGTTACTAAGGCTATCAACACAGCAGTCTCAAAGGAGAGAGCAAGGCTCGAGGCATTGCACAACGAACAGCTGACCGAAGCTGAAAAGCTGGCTAAGATGACCGAACAAGAGAAGAACGAGTACAAAGCCCAGCAGAAGGAAGCAGAGATCAGAAAACGTGAAGCGGCTATCACCAAGAGAGAGCTCATGGCAGAGGCTAAGGAGAAGCTGGCAGACAGAGGCCTTCCCCTTACATTAGCCAATACCCTTATATATGACAGCGCTGAGACTGTTAAAAGTTCCCTTGACGATCTGGAGAAAGCCTTTAATGAGGCCGTAGCCAAGACCGTAGAGGACAAGCTGAAAGGCGGACAGCCGCCAAAGGATGCAGGTTCCGTAGGCGAAAAAGGCAAAGACAAAGCGAGAGAGGCCGAAGTGAGAAAAGCATTCGGCTTATAAAGAGTAAAGGAGTAAAACAATGGCAAACACATTCACAAACGGATATGCAGATCTTTTCCAGAAAGCATTAGACCAGCAGGCAGTTCAGGAAGCCGTAACAGGCTGGATGGACGCAAATGCGGGACAGGTTATCTATAACGGCGGCAAGACCGTTAAGATCCCTAAGATGACACTTAACGGCATGGGAGACTATTCCAGAGCATCCGGATATCCTGATGGCGGCGTAACCCTCGTATATGAGAGCAGAACACTCACTCAGGACAGAGGTACCAAGATCCTTCTTGATGCTATGGACGTAGATGAGACTAACTTTGTTGCTTCCGCTGGCGCTGTAATGAGCGAGTTCCAGAGAACCCAGGTAGTTCCTGAAATCGATGCTTACAGACTTTCCGCACTGGCTACCATCGCTATCGCCGGAGCCAATGACGCTCAGGTTGAGTATGGCTACACACCGGCTAAGGCTACCATCGCTGACAAGCTGCTTGACGCTATCGGCGCAGTTAAGGAAGCAGGCTTCAGAAATATGCCTCTCGTTATCCACGCTACCACAGCAGTAGTGACTGCACTTGCACAGGCAAGAGTAGCTAACGCAGGCGAAGTCTCCTTCACCGCTAACGGACTTACCACAGTAGTTCCTGCTATCGATGGCATTCCTATCATCGAGACAGATTCTGCAAGAATGGTATCCGCTATCACCGTATCTTCTTCCAACGGCTGGAGCAAGGCTTCCGGAGCTAAGGACGTAAACTTCATCGTTATGCCTCGTATCGCACCTATCGCAGTATCCAAGCAGGACAACATGAAGATCTTTACTCCTCAGGAAAACCAGGCAGCAGACGCATGGCTTTGCGAGTACAGAAGATATCATGACCTTTGGGTTATGGACAACAAGAAGGCCGGCATCTTTGCTAACATCAAGAGCGCAAAGGCTTAATTGATTAAGGAGGCACTATGAGACTTATTAAGGATAACGTTGAGCGCATAACCGATGATAAGCGGTTTATAAAGGAGCTCAAAGAACAGGGTTACGTTGAGGTGAAAGATGACAAACGAACAAAAGGCAAAAGTACTGGAAAGGCTCGAAAAGCTGATTCCAAGTGATATCTACAATGAGGATCTTATGGACCAGCTTTCAGAAGATGCTGAAACATGGGTACTGGCATATACTAACCGCACCGTTACCCCTGACATCTTATTAAGGACCATAGGAGACCTTACAATAATCGCCTTTAACCGTTTAGGCACAGAGGGCGAGTCCGGAAGATCAGAAGGCGGGGAGTCGTATTCATTCGATGCGGCTCCTCCGTACATCTTCAAGATCCTTGATAAATACAGATTAGTGAGGGCAGGCGGCCATGCGCATGAAGCAACAGAGAACACAGATCTATAAGATCAGAAACAAGATAGTCACATACGATAACGAAGGCGTGCCGGAAATTACTTACGGATCCGAAAACGAAGTACGGGGCGAAGTATGGCCTGCAACGGACCGGTTACAGGCACAGACATACGGAGACAGGCTCAGCAATATCATGAATATGAGGTTCTATGGCAAGTATGAGATAGAGCGTCAGGATAATGAGACCGTTTACGTGTTTGAGGACTTCAACCTTAAAGAAGGCGACGGAGTATGTGTCTATTCCGATAATGCCGATTACAGAGTTGTATCGATTAAGCCGTACAGACCTATAAGACTGGAGATTGAGAGGCTGATATGAGCGATAAAGTGTCTGCCATGCTTGATAAACTGATAGCCACGGCGAATGACCCGAAATTCCTTAACGAAGCGGGCGAGTTCGTACAAGCTCAGGCTAAGTTATTAGCGCCAGCTGACACGGGATATCTGCGTAACAGCATATTTTTGGACGTTGGCAGAGCTGATGGCGGTGCAGAGGCGAAGGTATACACAAACCTTCAGTATGCGCCATATGTCGAGTTCGGCACAGGACCAAAAGGAGCTGCAAATCACGAAGGGATCTCACCGGAGGTGATGGTGACCTACACGCTTGAGCCGTGGTGGATCCACGAGAGCATGGTGGAACCGGGCGTGGCAGAAAAGTATCACTGGTATCACATCGATACAGACCAAGGCAGATTTTATAAGATCGAAGGCCAAGCGGCACAGCCGTTCATGTATCCGGCATTACACGACAATACAAAAACTGTCGTGGACATCTTAAGAAGAGGCTTAAAGGAGGCACTAAAATGATAAACGTCAAGGATCAGATCTATGCAAAACTGCAGGGCATATGTGCAAACGTCTCGGATATTTATCCGCAGGCAACGAGCACATTTCCTGCTATTCAGTACACAGAAGAAGCCAATAACGTATACACGAAGACGGACAAAGAAGAACTGAGTATGCTCAGGTACCGCATAGATATCTGGAATACGGGTTCCACTTCACAGCTGGCACTTGCAGTAGATGAAGCCATATCCGAGCTGGGACTTGTAAGGACCCAGTGCATGGACGTGGCAGACCCGAGAGGACTGCGCCAGAAGCAGATGCGCTATGAAGGAATAATAGATGTTGAGTCTGAGATGGTTTATTGGGAAGGATCAAGATAAGAAAGGAGCAATTCAATGCTTGCAAATGGAGCAAAGTTAGGATACAGCACCACAGGGACAGGTACAATCTCTTATACCGATATACCCGGGCTGAAAGAGATCCCTGAAATCGGTGTGGATCCTGAAAAGGTAGAAAATACTGTTCTTACTGATGGCGTAAAGAAATATGAGCAGGGAATCGGAGATCCCGGCGACATGGAGTTCGTATTCAAGTGGGATACAGCTACAGCAGCAAATAAGGCAGCTTACACAGCTATGAAGACTGCACAGGCCGCGGGAACCACAGTTTATTTCAAGGAAGAGCTGAAAGATGGTACTACAGTAGTATTCACTGGACAGCCTGCTGTTAAGATCAGCGGCGGCGGTGTAAACGGTGTCATCGACTGGACACTTTCCATCGCACTTCAGAGCGATCTTGAAATCACTCTTCCGGCATAAGGCTGAAATTAAAGGAGGCAAATAATGGGTAATGAAATTTTCGGATTAAACGAAGAGATGAGAGACGAGAAGGCAGAAACAAAAAAGAACGTACGTAAGCCGTATGTGCCTTGGGTAGTAGACGGAACTGAGTACCGTTTAAAGCTCACCACAAGTGCTATCGTAAAACTCGAAAACAAGTATGGTCAGAATGTTCTGTCTATCGTTTCACCGGAGGAGGGGTTGCCTCCTGTCGGAGCTCTTTTGACTGTGATCCAGGCATCTATGGAGAAGTTTGAGCATGGCTTAAGCTTCTCTATCGTTACTGACATCTACGACAAGTACGTCGAAGCAGGTGGCGACATGACTACACTGATGAACGACGTGATCATGCCGCTTCTTTCAAACGGCGGTTTTTTTACTCAGGAGATGGATCAGGAACTGATGACCCAGGATACAACACTATAACAGAGCTCATTAATAGCCTTATACCAGACGCACTTGACAGTGGAGTCTCAATGGATCAGTTTTGGGACTCCACTCTTCTTGAGCTCAGCGATATAAAAGAGAGCTGGGTGAGGTCAAGAAAGGCAGAGGATAAGGTCAAAGCCGGTCATGTCTTCGTTTTGGCTAATGCGATATCTTCAAGGATAGCTTATTTCTTCTCAGACGAAAAGAATAGGACAGAGGAAATGATCCTCCAGCCGTGGCAGGCATATCCTGAGTATTTCAAAAGTGAGGAGAAGCTTGCTGAAGAACGCAGAGAGAAGCAGGAAATGGACATACAAAGACAGAAAGTAATCGACTGGGTAAATTACACGAATGCCCGCAGACATAAAAGAGAGGAGGTGCCTGAATGACAGTTGAGGAATTACTTGTAAAAATCAAGGCAGATACTACTGGCTTGAGTAATAAGGCAGAAGGCGCCAAAAAGTCTCTCAAAGGGATATCTGACGAGACCGAAAAGGTACATAAAAAGCTAAATCTTTTAGGTAGGTTAAATTGGGGCGGGAACAATAAAACCGTCAACAAATACCAGCGTGAGATAGACAAAACAATAAAAAAAATAGACAGCCTTAAAAAAGAGCTTAATTCGCTTGGGAATGGAGCGAAGGCTCCGACACCTGCATTCAAAAGCCTTGCTAAAGATTTAGATCAGGCCAAGAAAAAGGCGGACGAGGCCAATGATGCAGTAGAAAGAATGATTACTGCAGGAAAAGAGTTAGGCCTTAGCGACAGAGAAGCAACGACTGCAGCTATGCAGGACAAATCCTGGGGTGTATCGGAAAAGGCATATGCACGAGTGGCGGACCTTCAAAAAAGGATGAAAGCACTTAAAGCCAGCGGTGGTGCTTTCCAGGATTCTAAGGAGTTTATAAGTCTTAGTAAGCAAATAAGTTCTGCAAACGAGAAGCTAAGGGAGCTTAGGAGGCTGAAAGCGGAGGCGCTTAAATCGGCGCTGACAAGCGGTGTAAAGCGTTTTGGGAGTGAGTCAATAAGATCCTTCGGTCAAGCGAGGAACTCTATGAAACGGGGCATTATGACGCTCCTGAAGTATTCCTTAGGGCTCAGGGGCCTGTTCATGGTGTTCAGCCGTCTCAAATCTGCAATAAAAGAAGGTTTCGGTAACCTTTCACAGTTTAGCGGACGGACGTCTTCTGACCTTGCGATGCTGAGAGGTTCACTTACTCAGGTGAAGAACAGCCTTGCAACAGCTTTCGCACCTATAGTGACAGTCATAGCGCCACTTATACAGACGCTTGTAAACTATATCACTACGGCTTGCAATGCTCTGGCCATGTTCTTTGGTGCCTTAACCGGGCAGAAAACTGTATCATTAGCAAAGACAAACTTTGGCGACATAGCAGCAGAAGCTTCAGGTGCAGCCGACGCAACAGGTGCGGCAAATGGTGCAGCAGAAGAATACCAGCGCACCCTTATGGGCTTCGACCAGATCAATAAGCTGGACGATAAGTCCGGCTCCGGAGGTGGATCCGGTGGCGGAGGCGGTGTAGGTGGCGGAGCAGGTTTCACAACAGAAACAGTATCCAACGCCGCATCAGGATGGGCAGAAAAAGTAAAGGAAGCATGGAAGAATGCGGACTTTACTGAAATAGGCTCCACCATCGCCAGCAAGATCAATTCCGCTATGGATAAGATCAACTGGGATTCCATTAAAGAAAAGTGCAATAAGGTCGCAAAGAGTGTCGGAACATTCATTAACGGATTTGTTGCAGAATTGGACTGGGGCAAGGTCGGAAATACCTTGAGCCAGGGCTTTATAACTGCTCTTGACACGTTAAGCACTTTCCTGAAGACGGTGGACTGGCAGAATATAGGACGTGCAGTCGTTAAGTTCTTTGCAGGCATAGACTGGGCAGGCTTATTCTCATCAGGCGCTAATCTTTTGGGATCTATTGCCGGAGCGATAGGCGCTACCATATACGGAGCCGTATCAGAAGCATGGGCATCTGTCAAAGATTACTTCGGCACAAAGATAGAAGAAGCTGGCGGGAATATAGTTCTTGGCGTCTTTAAGGGTATAATCGACGGCCTTAAGACTATTGCTACCTGGATAAAGGAAAACATCTTCCAGCCGTTTATAGACGGATTCAAAAAAGCCTTTGGTATCAGCTCGCCATCCAAAGAGATGGAAAAGATGGGAGTATATCTCATAGATGGGCTTAAGAAAGGTCTTGCTAACATCTGGGGTAATGTAAAAGATAAGTTCACCGCATTCAAGAGTAAGATAGTAGCCTTCTTCAGAAATCCTATGGCCACAGTAAAAGGCAAAGTAGACAAGACACTTACCAATGCAAAAACATACCTTGATAAGTTTAAAGCTAAAAGCGTGCTTACAAGCTTAAAGGGCAAGATCACAGGCTCCATTAGAAATGCCTGGAGCTGGCATAGCAGTTTTAAAGCTCAGTCTCCACTTACTACGCTTAAAGGCAAACTGGGTGATGGTATTAAAACTGCTTGGGATTGGTTTGACTCTTTCTATAACAAGGATGTGAAGGTCAACTTGGTTGGTCATATGGACACAGACGCACAGAAAATATATAGCGTCATGAGTGGGAAATCGGTATCTTTCCAGATGACACCAATGTATGAGGCTGATGGAGGTCTATATTCACATGGGAGATGGAAACCTATAACTGCAGCCGCAGGCGGCGGTGCCTTCTCCATGGGACAGATGTTCATCGCACGTGAAGCGGGCCCTGAACTTGTTGGTACTATCGGCGGACACACAGCCGTAATGAATAACGACCAGATCGTGTCTTCAGTTGCTGCCGGTGTAGCTCGTGCAGTGGCTTCAGTGATCGGATCCGGAAATGGACAGACAACAGTAGTGCTTGAAGGAGATGCAAGAAAGCTGTTCAGAGTCGTAAGGACAGAAGCGCAGAATTACACTAATTCAACGGGCTTAAGTGCCTTCCCGGTATAAGGAGGAAACATGTTCAAGATAGGAAATACAACAGTACATGAACCAGCCTATGGTGGAATTACCATTACGGACGAACCTATATGGGCGCCCAATACCGGGAGAGGTACAGACGGAACAATGATAGGTGATATAGTGGCATGGAAAACAACGGTGGCCGTTACTTGGCCGCCGCTTTCTTTTGCCGATTCACAGGCCATACGTAACGCAATAGTGAATGCAGGTCCGTTCTTTACTATCACTTATAACGACTTTTCCAGTTCATCAACAGTGACTAAGACCGTATACTGCGGAAACTTGCCGAGGACTATAGCTTCACTGAATGCGGCTTTCCGCAGACATGGAGAGATACAGATCACGTTTATTGAACAGTAGGAGACGACATGATAAACAAAAAATCCAATGGGCAGGCATTATCAAGTGGCTTCGGAACGACTGTTCAGGGGAAGTCACGCCAGTTTGATGCTCAGCTGATGATAAACGGCAGTGCTGTAGACTGCGACATCGAGGATATCAGATGCTATAAAGGATCCTGCGGTAGTGAGCTGTCTGTAGGGAGCGTATATGCTTCTTACATAGAGGGTTCGCTGAAAAGATGCGCAACAGACCTGAATACCAAAGAACTCACATACAACGTGGGATTAAAGGTTAACGGTGCTTTTGAATACCTTACAATGGGTAAGTTCACTGTCATCGAAGCAAAGGAGTCAAACGGATCTGTAACCTTTATGGCGGTCAGCACACTTGGAATGAAAGGAAACCTGGCTTACTCAACATCCCTTACATATCCGACCACTATAAACAATGTGCTTTCGGAGCTCTCAACGGCTCTGGGAACCACGATAACACTCAAGGGGTTAGTTGGTACTGGCACAATACAAAAGCCTCTTACAGGGCTTGTTAGAGACGCTCTGGGCACCATAGGTTGCCTTCTTGGGGGCTTTGTAACAGAGGACAATACCGGCAATATCGTTATATCAAAATATAATGCCGGGGAGACAGTAACCATCGAGCCTTACAGGTCAATAATGCTCCCTGAGTTTTTGCCGCCATACCTTATAACCGGAATAAAGATAAATGTGGATGACGAGACTGAATATGTATCAGGAACGCCAGTAATTATCCAGGAATGCGAATGGATGACACAGGCGCTTTTCAACGTTATGAAAAACAATATCGTTGGACTGCAGTTTGACCTTGCAGAGGTGCAGATCGCTCTGGGAGATCCACGTATTGAGCCATGGGACATATTGGGAGTTACGGACCTTAAGAGTTCAACACATAATGTTCCGTGCTTTGAGATAGTCCACACGTTTAACGGCGGCTTTGAGACAGAGGTAATGGCAGAAGTAGAGACAGCAGAAATGTCAGACACCAATGTCAGAGGTGCTCTCAGCAAAGTAGTGGAAAGACTGGATGCAGATGTTCTGGCAGCTGCAGTGGCGGCTACACAGGCGAAGGCGAGTGCAGATGCTGCAGCCGGGATCCTTGCGGATATGGAGGATGCGGCTGAACAGGCAGGGACAACGCTGACGCAGATATATCAGGATGCGGCTGATGCCAGCAGTGCTGCGAGCAGGGCCGAAACTGCAGCAGGTCAGGCACAGACTTCTGCAGGGCAGGCGCTCTCGGCGGCGACAAGTGCCAATGCTTCAGCAAACAGCGCTCTTACACAGTTATCAACAGTTGAATCAGTGGTTAATACTCTCGAATGGCTTACGGCTCATTCAACGGTAACGGCTGATACATCTGTGGTTTCGGGGAAAAACTACTATGTTAAAAATCCGGATAATACTTTTACGAAAGTGATTAATCCTACAGGGAACCCGCATAATCAAGGGTGGTATGAGATGGATGAAGCAATATCCGATTATGTGGCCTCACATCTTGCACTCACAAATGAAGGTCTGTGGGTACTGAATGACAGTAATGCCTATAAGATATTGCTTTCAAGCACCGGAATGAAAGTCTATGATCCGCAGGGGGCATTAGTTTCCACCTTTGGCGAGTCGATAACATTCAGCGCAAACAGGGTTCAGACGATAGGCAACAATAACTGCTATGTGACGTTCAATCCTGCGAATGGCGGAACGCTCACCATAGGCGGAGCTACGATCCAAATGGGAAGCCAAACCCTTGACCAGGTGCTTGGTGCAAAGGCAAACACAACTGATCTGCATCAGGCAGAGGTTTCGGTATATCCCACTACAGTAGATTGGTCAGCAGGAACGGCAACATTGGCAGTCACATTGCGAGTAGACGGAACGGTAACGACACCCACTTCCTACAGATGGACGAAGAACACTTCGACAACGTCTTTAGGCATAGGGTCCACCTTAACGATAGACGGAACAATAAATACATTAGATGATGTGTATAACTGCACAGTAACCTGGTAAGGAGGAGAAATGGCTACACAGACGGGAAGTTATGATTTCAAAGCCGCAAAGCAAGCAAAATTGTCCGCAGAGGCTACTGCAGCCGCAGATGCTACAACAAAAGCAAATGATGCAAAGAAAGTAGCTACTAACTTTATAGCAACGGACTCAAGCGGAATGATGGTATATGACGGTTCAAGCGGAACGCATACACCGACAAATCCTGGTTCCACTACAAGCAATGTGCTTATTGATTCTAATTCTGTTGACATTAGGCAAGGCACAGATGTCTTGGCTACATTCGGATCTACCACAAGAGTTGGTAAACAAAATGAAGCGAATGTTGTCATTGATAGCACAGGGATGTCAGTAAACACGCCTAATTTAAGCAATGCGGTTCGTGTTACCGCAAGAGACGTTGGCGGAGAGGGGTATGGCTCTATCCATTTTGCAGGTTCAAGTTTTGCAGGGTTAAGTGGTTATGTGGATTCGGGTGCGCAGTCGACATTTGTAGAGGCACACTCTAACGATGCTGATAACCCAGGGATTGCACAGTTAATGGCGGAAGATGCCACAAACGACACTATGGGTTATGTGACGGCAAACAGTTCCGGAGGCGTTGAATTAAGTGCGCAGTCGATGGGGACTACTGAAGCCAGTTCATTTATAATAATGGGTCCCGACAGTATCCACGCTGATAGCGAAAATATAACCGTCCACGGTGACACTACCATTGTTTCTTATCAGTCAGGTGTTCACTCTTTCCTTTATGCGGAAAAAGAGGGCACAAGTGCAAGGGTCGCTTTTGGAATTGGAAACAGCGGTGGCAGGCACGGCATATATTCTGATTCACAAGGGATGTGGATCATAATGTGCGATGAGTCAACAGGCGATATTTATATCGGTGGAGCGTCCGCTTCTAACAAAATCACAGGATGGGTAACGGAGTCGGATACGAATAATGATTGGACATACAGAAAATACTCTGACGGCACGTTCGATGCCTGGGGAACATTTACAGTAACACCCACATCAAGCACAGCTTCCGGAAACATCTATTACAGCAATTCCATATCAGTTAATATGCCTTTTTCGGTATCAAGTGGGACAGGTATTGCTACTGGTTCAGTAGGTTCTCAATATGCTTGGTTAGTAAATACATCTGTGGGTACTGCCACAGTATCTTTCAGAATTGCAAGAGGCGCAGCAATATCAACATCAACAGCTTTAAGTGTAAGGCTTCACGTATTTGGAGAGTATTAAAGGAAAGGAGCTTCAAATGAGAATATCAGATGAATTATATGATCTTTTAAGAGCAATCGCAGACCTTCTTCTACCCGCACTTGGAGCTTTGTACTTCGGTCTTGCGGGCATCTGGGGATTCCCTTATGGCGAAGAGATAGTAGGATCTATCACTCTCGTGGTAGCCTTCCTCGATATCGTGCTTCGCATTATGAAGGGCAAATATGATAAGGAGAAAGCCAATGAGTAACTCATCTCTTGTTACCTATACAAGGTTATCACCGCATTACTACAGCCGAGACGGTGCAAAGATAACCGATATCACTATCCACCATATGGCGGGTAATTTTACCGTCGAGCAATGCGGAGAGATATTCCAGACAAGGGAAGCATCTGCAAATTACGGAATAGACGGAGAAGGCAGAGTCGGAATGTACGTCGAGGAGAAATATGCTTCCTGGGCGAATGCTAACAAGCCGAGTAATCAAAGATCCATCACCATTGAGTTGGCAAACGATCAGGTAGGCGGTGACTGGCACGTATCTGACACAGCAATCGAGAAGTGCATCGAGTTATGTGTGGACATTTGCAGAAGGAACGGCATAGATTTGGTCTACACAGGCGATACTTCCGGCACACTCACACGACATAATATGTTCTATGCCACAGCCTGCCCTGGGCCATACTTGCAGAGCAAGTTCCCATACATTGAAAGCGAGGTACGAAAGAGACTGAAGATGAAAAACGGTTGGATAAAAGAAAATGGGTCCTGGTACTTCTACAAGGAAGACAAGATGGTAAAAAGCGAATGGGCGCAGGACACCGAAGGCAAGTGGTACTACCTCGGTTCTGATGGAAGAATGGTCAAGTCAAGCCTTATTGAATGGAAAGACGATAAGTACTATCTCCAGTCGAACGGAGTAATGGCCTCAAGCAAGTGGGTCAAGTTCAAGGTAGGTTGGAGATACTTCAACAAGTCGGGCAAGATGCTGAAGTCAAGATGGTTCAAGTACAATGGCGATTACTACTACCTGAAGAGTACGGGAGTTATGGCTACTGGAAAAGTGAAGATCACCTGCGATTTCGGAACAGACGGGAAGCTGATAGTTAAATAGCTTAAAGGGGCAGGGCGGACTCTTTAACTATTACTAATAAGGCACTGAGAGGTCGTGGCAGCGCTCTGCCCTTAATTTTTATGGAGTAAAAAATGAATGAACATCTCATTGAGATTATAGCCATTGTGTTTGGATCACAAGGCGTATGGACCCTGATAAACAATGTGTACCAGGATCGTAAGAAAAGAAAAAAGAAGACACCGTTTGAGAAGATGGTACTGGCATTAGTCAGGGAGAAGCTCATGTACTTGTCTAAAAAGTACATCAAGCTCGGAGGCATTCCTGAGGATGAGGTATCAGCATTCACAGAATTATACAAATCATATGTGGAAGCAGGGGGAAATACTAACGTAAAAGAGCTGGGCGACAGAGCAAGCACCCTGCCGATCATATTTGAGAATTAGAGTATTACATTTTCATATCTCCTTTTTGCCCGTGGTTGCCACGGGCTTTTTTTAGTGCTATAATTTAATCGCTCTCCTTTCGAGGATAGCATCCAATTAGGCAGAGAAAGAACCGGGCGAACGTCCGGTTCTTTCATTAAATATGACACAAAAATATGACACGAATAGCAAAAAGCCTTGATTCACAAGGATTTTATGCGGGTTCGACTCCCGTCTCTTGCTCCATAATGAGCCCCCGGAGTTTCCGGGGGCTTTTTAAGTGATATATTCAGCAAAATACAATGTAAACGCGCAAATATATGTTTCAGATATTTTTTGTATTGAAAATGCGGATCTTTCTTTAAATAATTCTCTCTGGGGATCGTCATTTTGATACTGATTTTGATCCTTCTGTATAGAATTCCTCTCCGGGATAATGCCTTTGCTAATAATAATGATCCCTCATGGAAAAAGATCTCCTAAGGATAACCCATTTGCCATAAATTATGATCCTTTATGGAAAAAAGTATCTCCGGGATACTTCTTTGCCCCAAATTATGATCCTTTATGGAAAAAAGTCTCTCTGGGATACTTCCTTACCCCAAATTATCATCCTTTAAAGAAAATATTCTCTCTGGGATACTTCTTTGCCCCAAATTATCATCCTTATAGGAAAATATTTATTTTGGGATATTTACTTGCTGAACTGGTACAGGTATTTTTTGCCGTTCTCGTGGGATTTGTCATGGTGCTGATATTCTATTACGGCGGCTCCCTGATCCCGTGCATCGTATTCCACTCTGCAAATAACGCGCTGAAAGCGTTCAGCGCAGAAGGCAGCATGGATCCGAAAGTGGAGATGATCCTGAACGTCGTACTGATCGTCGTGGTTCTGGGCGGATATCTGTTGTATCTGGTAAAAGTATTGCCTAATAAAAAAGTACCGGAATAACAGTGTTTGCAGGTACATAAGGCGGGGTATTGAAGAAGAGAAAGCGCGAGGCTTTCTCTTTTTGATTTTGTATCAATAACCTTTGTTGCAAGTCTTCACCAAAAAGTGTAAAATATCTTAAGACAACAATTTGTTTTATCGGAGGTGAAAACATGCCTTACTATTACGACTGGACATTGATAATACTCATACCTGCCATCGTCCTTTCTTTCTGGGCGCAGGCCAAGGTGAGCACTACTTTCAGCAAGTACTCGCAGGTTCGCTGCTCCAGAGGATATACCGGAGCTGACGCAGCACGAAAGATGCTGAACGCCAACGGCCTTGACAGCGTACCGATCTACGCTATACAGGGTACTCTCACGGATCATTTCGATCCCAGAAACAACTCCATAAGTCTTTCAGATCCGGTAGTGGATGAGCAGTCGATCTCAGCCATTGCAGTAGCATGCCATGAATGCGGTCATGCGATCCAGCATAATGAAGGATATTCACTGCTGAGACTGAGAGATAATCTTGTGCCTTTAGTAAACATTACCTCCGGATTCAGCTGGCCGGTGGCTATCATAGGGCTTATTATGATGGCATCCGGATATGCTTTCGGAGGAACGCTTTTCAACATCGGCGTGATCCTCTTCGGGCTGGTGGTACTTTTCCATCTTGTGACTCTGCCTGTGGAGCTCAACGCATCAAGCAGAGCCCTCACGCAGATGATAAATCTCGGTATCGTTAACGAGGAAGAGCAGGCAGCCGCCAAGAAAGT